CACGACGACCCTTGTCATCTTGAAATCTGGCGTAACGGCTGGCGGCAATGTATTCTTGATACTGATCCATTTATTATTCTCTATGTTATATGGTTATTAAAGGGCAAAAAGCCCAGCGCAGTTTCTACGCCGGGCCACCCACTACATGGGTACTACAACTACTTATACTGCGAAGTCTGCTGCAGCGTTTGAACCGCCGCCTAGCTTCTCGCCATCCTCTAGCTTCTGGATGTTATTCAAACCACATGCGATGCCTTTTGAGCCTTGCGCATTGTATGGATAGAATGTGATAGAAGCGCGGCCATAGCAGCCACTGTAGAACTCGTTGGCATCGATGATTGGATTGAGATCTTGATCAACCACACCAGGTTTCTGAACTGAGTTAGCGTTGATAAAGTAGGAGTTTGCATATACTGGATCATCCTTCTCTTCATCGCCATCACGTAAACCACCTTTGAGACCTTTTGGTACTGTACCGCCAAACAACGCAGCAGAAGCAGCCTTAGTGTCGTCAAATGCTTTTTGAATCTTAGCAATAGTTTCCTTATCGCTTTTAGGAATAATGATGGAAACTGAATACTTTGGTGTGCCGCCTTCGACAGAAGCCTTAGGAGAGAATACGTTAGCATAAGAAAAACGTACTTTACCGGTTACCAATTTTACTTTAGTGGTTTGAGTCATGATATTACCTTTTTTAAACATTAGAACTGGACTTCAATAGGGGCCAGCTCGTCTACCCTTTACTGTTGTTACTAATACGCAATTTACTACTACATAATTTCACGATGTGAGAAACTTACGCATCGTACAATATGCCATGATTTTGTAGAGCTTGCTTCATTGCTAGTGCCCTAATAAAATCATGAAGATACTCGGGTTCATGGATGATTTCTGGTTCTTCGGCCACGATATCCACAATCTCGTTGATAGATCCCCTAAGCTGCGCCACTGCTTCATACTGCCCGCTGCCTGGTAATCCATCAAAATCTTTGGTGTACTTCTCAACTAATATATCTGGAATATCAAATTCAGATTCATAGTATTTTACCATCATTTGGCAACCATCACCAATCCCACGTTACCCATGGCATAGCCAAGGAACATGATACCAGTGCCGACGCCACCTTTATAAAACTGATCGCATGCCACGATAAAGTATACTACACCCATCGCGGCTATTAGCCAAGTACTCATTTAAAATCCTCCGCTGCGTCTTTTGATTTAACCAACTTGGGTGAGCCTTCTGGGCGCAATACCAAGTCACCTAACCACGCTGTTACTTGACCTTTAGGTCCTAACTTCTCTAATGAAGAAATGGATTTGAGTTTACGAGGCTCCCAAATTGCTTCTTCTGGCATTCCTTTTTCAACCAGCACTGTTGCTGCTAGTGCGTGATCTGAAATCTTACGGTGAGTTACTGTAGTGCTGAGCTTGTAACCTGGTGGGATGATGTTTGAATCAACTGCACGATTAAGTGCAAACTCTTCAACATCATTAACCCACGTTCTTAGGTTTTGGGCTTTTTCGAGGACTTCGCTGAACTCTTCTTCACTGAGGAGGGCTGGAGCTTTGAACTCTTGGCGCGCGAGTTCTGTGTTGTAGTCCGACCGGGCGCGGCAGGTTGCTTTTGCGCGGCAGAAGCCGCACCACTCGCCGGGGAGGAACTCGCCTGCGCCACTCCACGCTTTCTTGGCTTTTGGTTTGACGTAGTAGTTTGCCCAGTCGATGAGCTTGGCGATGGTCGTCCCGTCTGTAGAAATGCTGTCCAATCTTGGTTGGTGGATTGTGTAGCTGACTTCCTTGAGCTCTGGGTACTCTTCTTTGAACTTGCTGTACGCGCCGAGGGCATAGAGCCTGAGCTGCGGGTTGTCTTGGGCATGGACCGGAATGCCCTTGCCGAACTTAAGATCGATGACTCGAATGGCATGCTTAGAAAGAATGACCACGTCCGCTGTACCAAAGCCATCAGGAACCCATTCACTGAAATCAACGCGCTGCTCAAAGAGCGGTGTATCGCCGTCGCCAATTTGAGACCTAACGTACAGGACGTAACTGTCGACGTGCTCTTCAAATTCTTCGTTGTAGTACGGGGTTGCTTTGATGATTGCTTCTTCATGTTGATACTCCTCTATTCCAATTTGTCCAAAATGGTGTCTTAGTTTTGCTTCTGCCAGGGAATGCGCCATAGTACCTTCCTGACTGAAATCAAAGGCGTTTGCTGCTCGTTTTTGCTCTGGAAGGGTGGCCTCAAGTTTGGCGCTAGGTGTGCAGGATAGCCACCGTTTAGAGCCTGAGGCACTGAGAAGTGCATGTGCTGTCATCTTATTCTTTCAATTCGGTTTATCGTATATTTACTAATACGCAAAAAGCCACCTTTTGGGTGGCTTTTTTATATAAAACTGAAAAAATAAAAACTTAGCTTTTGAGGGCGGTGATTAGATTTGATATCTCTTTATTAAAATCGACCACAACTTCTTGCTTAACATTTGCTTTTACATCCATGCGGTCTTTGTAATCCTCAGGATATTGGCCACGTAGGGCAATCTCAGCAACGCGAGAATTAAATGCTCGGTTATCTAAATTGGCAAGCATCATGTTTTCCCAGTATGCTTGGCCGTAGGTTGTAGCTAGATCCATGGTTTCTGCAAAGAATGGATCTTCTTGCTTCCACTTTGCTGCAGTGCTTTTCGAGATGTTAATCGCGGCATACATGCTTTTTTGGGACGCACCCTGTTTACCGAGTTCTAATATGATCTGAGCCATATCTTCAGTAAATAGTTTTTTGGATTTTTTAGCTGCCACACTTCCACCTTTTTAGACTTGCTGCTTTGCGTGTTGGTTTACCATTCTCGTCCTTCATAGGACCTGGCATGCCTGACATGCGTGCGCAAAATGATCTCTTACGAGGCCCACCTTCCGGTTGCGGGGCTTTTAAATGGGAGCCAGTTTCGCGGTTGTACTTCTCGCGACCTTTGGCTGTAAGGCCTGCGCCTTTTGATACTGGTAACTTTTCACCACGACCTACTGCCAGTGACACGTTGCCACCGGTTTTCATCTTAGGTAGTTTTTTAAAGTCGTTCATTTTGGTTTTTTTGCTGTCTTGGCAGACTCAATAAACGCCTGTTTGGTTGGGGCACCCTTGGCGCCCGGCTTGCGCATCTTCTCGCCAGATCCGGCTTTTATGCGTTCTCTCTTTGCTGCGATATTGGCGTACAAGCCAGGTTTAGTTGCCACGGTATTTCCTTACCAAATTACTGCTGTTGATGTCAAACGCTTACCGAGTTTAGTTACTTCGGCAACGCTAGTTTCACTGATAAATTTGTTGATTTCTGTTGCTTTTTCAACGATTTGCTCAACGGTTGGGTATGTTGGGGCTAAGTCTGCAACCTTTTTGCTGGCCTCATCCATAGCATTCCAAACAGCCAAGTTGGCTTCGTGTTGCTTGATCAATAGATCTTTAGCGCTGTTGAAAATAGAAAAGCGTAGTTCAAATGGATTCATGTAATTCTCCTGTGTGTATGATGTGTATTGCCAGTGTTCTATGCAGGCGCGCTGGCATCCTGTGGCCTTATTTACGACCATAGTAGGGATAGGAGCGTCTCACGACGTGTCCTATATCTACTAATACGCGTTTTGGAGAAAAACCGCCCTTACATATCGTCTGGTACGATAATGGTCTTTTTAGGCTTGGACGGTGGGGTTTTGTTTAATGCGCTGTGCAGGTGAGGCATCACATCATTGAGCATCATCTTAGCCATCGCCGCGGCTTTCTCTTGGTGCTCAATCTCTTGCTCGGCTGTTGTCATCTTAGCCTTACGCTCGACCTCTGCAATGATGTTGTTGCTTACTCCAGCGCGTTTAAGAAGCTGCTTGAGATTCATCTTGGGCCTTTGCTATTGTTTCTAAACTTTCCTGCGCTTGTTTAACTTGTGGTAGGGCTTGTTGTTGATAGAGATTAATATACTCTGCCCATTTTAATGACGGTACCGCAAAAGGCTGGTTCATCATGTTTAACTGCTCATTAACTTGTTTTACAGATAGCTCAATCGTTACTATAAAATCATCTATTGATGGGATTGTTTCTTCGCTCACTTTTTACTACCTTTCTTCTTAGTTAAAATTTCAAACAACTTATCATTATCTGTATGGGGCACTGCTTCGCCAATCCTTGTAAACTGACCATTCTTTAACATTACTTCAAAGCCATCCCATAAACGCTGGAACCGCATCTCTGTTAAATACTTAATTGCCTCAAGGCGGTTTGCTAATTCATCCTCAGTAAAAGCACCCTCTGGTCGATCTAAGTGTTGGCGTATTAACTCTTCAATCTCTTCAACAACGGTCCAGGCTTTCATAATGTCTTGCTCTAATTCAAACCGATCATACTGGCAAAATAGTTTCATTTTGCTTTCCTTGCTTTCTTTACGGCTTTGTCAAACTCGCCCTGTACAAAATACCATTTAGCCAAAGACTCTAGTGCCTGGACTGTCTCGGCATAGGCCCAAGCGTCGTCCTCATGCAGATGGTTGTTATCTTTTTTGTATGCTTTTAAATCAGCAGTTAGATGCAGATAATCTCTTACCAAAGCCTCTTGAATAATTACATCTACAAAGTCGTCATCAATTTCTATTTTCATATCTGTGCCTCTGGTTTAAATTTCATGCATTGAGCCGCGGCCATGGTGACTTTAGGGCTAAACTTGCTGTGTAAAAAATCGTCCTTGTACTCTTGGCATTGGGCAGCGGATAAGTAATCTGTGCTTGTCATAAATGTACAGGCTTGGTTAATGCAAATAATGGATACAAATACGAATGCGTTCATTTTCCGCACTCCGGATCTACTGCAATCTTGGTACGTTTAGCAATCTCGCGATCAATATACCAGCGTGCTTTGCGTAAGTCTTCGATGGCGTCTAATTTTAAATCACAACGCCAGATGTACTTGAGCGCGTTACCAAGATTAAATCCCATGTGCTCAGTAATCTGAATGCACTCGATACCAGACGGATGCTCCGTATAGTGTTTAGGATGATTGACTGGATCTTGCATTTCTCATCTCCCTAAGTTCTTTCTCCATGATCTGTAGCTCTTCGAAGCTGTCACAAACCCAGATCCCCAATAAACTTTCATAGCGGCTCGTGTCGATATCCTCAACACCAGTAAGCGTTTCCATAACATAATGTCCCTTGTACCTATGCTCTACAATGAAGTGGCTCATAGTCCTAATTCCTTTTTAATAAACTCAACGCCTTTAGTAAAGTGATACCGCCAGTACTTTTCTGTTACGTTAATATCGATGTGATTCAAACCCTCTAAGAACGCCAGGAAAACGAACTGCTGCTTTGCTGGCATAAACTCATTAATTAAGCGCTTGACGTCGATAATATCTTCTGGAGTCCAAGGGAAATGGCCCTCGATTAACTCGGTAGAAATACCATCGCTGTCATCCTGTTCCAAGGGGTCTAACTCTTCATCAGACAGCCTTGGAGTTGCTGCGCTTACTTTGTGTTTGGTTTTTGTTCTCATGATCATACTAATACGCAATTTAGGGCATCTAAAAGTGCATCTTGCAAATTTATTTTTCCGTCCAGGACTTTGACCACCTGCTCATCAATACTATTAGACACTGTCAGGTGATGTATAATAACCGGCTTTTCTTGCCCTTGGCGGTAAATCCTAGCGTTGGCTTGGATGTAGTTCTCTGAGCTCCATGGTAGATCAAACCACACCGTTTGTGCTGTGTCTCCAATGTTGCACTGAAGATTGA